TGAATTCGCTTTAACAAACTTATTCCAAGCTGAAAGTTGACGTTTACGCCTGGGTTTAGTGGGCTGAACTCTAGTACCTGACGCAACAAAAGAAGTCATACCCGTACCTTCTAGCTTACGTCCACAATCAGGACAATAGTTCATGGGCATTACTGCACCTCTCTCCCTTCTAGAACTACTGTCATCTTTCCAGTTGGGCCCTGTGCCAGGATCTGCATGCCTGTATTGGGAGGGATCGTATAGTATAGATTTGGGAATTGGGGCCCGACACCAGCATCTATGATGAGGAACTTGCTAACGTGCAGTGCTTCTCCGTTTCCCTGTACGGTCCAAGAGAGCGCATCACCAGCAGAACAACCACTATAGTCGAGTGAAACGTTTGTGACTACACTATAGAATCTATTTGGAGAGATAAAGTCTAAGAGTGTGGTGACACCTGCAGTTAGATCTTCCTGACCTGACCATGCGAATACATGATCCCCAAAGAAATTAAGTGTCGGCCCCGTCGAAAGTGTCATTAATGTAATTTCCCTGTAAATAGAACAGTAGTAAAATTATCATCGGATTGATTGAGGGAATCAACAAGGACCTCTACGTTAGTATAGGGTGGTATAAGCAAAATAGTATCTTCACTATGGGGTGCATCAGCATCTGACGGACCTACAGTCATTAAGGCTACAGTTATACCATTAAAATTCACAGTACAATTACTAAAGTTACGTGTCCCAGGTGTAGCATCATGGATAAACCCATTAAACTTTAGAGTTCCTATAATATACTCTTTTGATGATACAAACGAAAGGACGGTTTGGTCTGTATTCTCTGCGTTATATTTTCCACTATATGCGTAGCAATGACCGCCAATATAATTTAATTCTAAACCTGTACCTGCGGTTACATTACTACTAGCATACGGAATGCCCTCTGGCATTGTTTACTCGAATGTGATCGTGCAGCTAGAATCGATAGTCGCGGCGGTCGTTACTGCGACTTGGATGTCCAAAGTATTTCCGCTGGTGACTCCCAGTGCAGTCTTTTCCTGAACTACGCAGTTTGCTACTCCAGTTCCACCACTTGCGGCCTGAGCTATTGCTGGACCCATAAAGGTTGCATCTCCTTCCTGAAGTGCTGTACCTGTTAATTTGAATCCTGAACAGAAATCTGCTCCAGTTCCTACGCTACTGACTCCCATTGATATGGAACTTATTTGCGATACTCCAGAAGGCACCACAAGACTGAGTCCTGAAGATGCAAACTGATTATTCATGCTCTGGAAACTGGTGGTAGCCGAAAGTGCTGCCTCAGTTCTCGTTACGACGATTGCCATTGTTTATGCCCTCACTTTGATTGGTCCCAGAGAAGCCAATACTGGACTTCCTCTGGAAAAAGAACGTACCGCAGCTTTCGCTATAAATGCTGCGACAAGAGTTTTAGTGATCGCTTGTTTATTTGACTTTGCTGCTTGTGATAAAGTTGACAATCCTGCATTAAGATTGCCTCCCATAAAAGATTGCAATGCTGCACCTGCTTTTGTTTGTTCTAAAAGAGCCAAAGCGGCCCCAGTTTCAATTACATTTATTCCAAAAGAGCGCGATGGTTTCCTTCTGGCTCTTGCACGACGTCTGACCATGCTTACTCATATATGAGTATCTACTTAAATGTGATTACTTCTCAAGCATATAGGTAATGACCTGCGTTTTATCATCACCACAGTCGATACAAGTCCATTCTTTGCCTTCTTTTTGCTCATATTCCTTATAGTTGCTGCATCCTGTACACCAAGTAATAGGGCCGTGCTTCTGTTTTTCCTTTTCCATATCCGTTAGCATTGCCTTTCTGAGTAAACCGTTAATGAATTTGGATGCTTTCATGTTCTTCTCATTACAGACTTTCTCCATATACACTAACTCTTGGAGTCCCAACGTAAACGACTTACTTGCTACAAGTTCTTTCTTACGTCCCATATTTTGGTTCTCCACATTTACATTTATCGTTCGGCCATCTTCTCAGACTAACCCGACATCCACAGTTACTACAATTCATGGTTGTAGAATATCCCCCCACATATACTCTGTTTGTCGCGGAATTCCGCGCCGCACACAACGCAATAAAGCGAGTGTGGTATTTCTCTATCAAAGAGGCGATCGGCCTCTTTGTAAATATGCCCTTGCTCCGAACAACGATCTTTAAATGGTTTGCATTTCACATTATCTCTCCACACCAAGACAGACGAGGCCACTATATATAATCGCACTACTATTCTATTAATAACGAAAATGTATAAATAAAAATAAATAAAAATAAGCCTATTTCACTTTAATTAATAGTAGTATTGTTTTATTTTATTATTTTAGGCCTAGTCTAGCCTTGTTCTGGGGCTGTTTTACCCCTACTTCGGGCTGTGTTGTGGTGTTTATGAGCCCTTCCAGACCACTTCTTTTCATTAACATCTCAGCAACTAGCCCCATTATGGGGTTGTCTTTGGTTATGGCTTTGATTGTACTTTGGCCTGTAGACTCGTCAATTTTTTTACTGGCCGCACCTAAAGAACCAAAAAAAGAAGATTGGAAAGTCTCTAACATTCCGTGGGTCCGTTCTTCAATCTCGTCTATGATGGGTTCCAGAATTAATAAGAGATCGTCATCACTCTCGGATGACTTGGCCCATTCAACCCACTTATCCTTAGATAATTTGGCGATATAATGGCTTATTCCAAAATAGAATAATGTCCAAGCGGCAAAATAAAGCATTAGGGAAACTGTAGTAATTTCCATTACAGTCCAAGGCCTTCTTCAGCTCTGGTTAATGCGGTTTCCTTGCCATAGGTCGGACGTACCACAATACTTACGAAAGCAGGTTTAGTAACTTCGGCATCCTGAGCCAATTTCAATAATGCAATTATCGCGCCTAAGTTCATATTTTAAACAAATCCCATATACTCTTTACATCTGGACCAAGAAGCCCCGTAGCCTTTGGGCCAAGGTCTCCGCTTAATACTTTTTTACCCAATACTATCGGAGCTGTCGCGGGACTCGCAATTAACAAGCTTGTAAACCCTAATTCGACCTTCGCTTTCTGTTCGGGAGTAATAATCTTACCTATCTCAGTTTCAAAAGCCTCCCAAAATAATTTAGTTAATATCGGAACTATAATCAATACCATGGCACTTCCAATTAACACGGGTGTGTTTTCATTGCCCAAAAATGTATTTATATTTTCGTGTATCTTATGTTTCGATAAAGCGTTTTGTTGGGCCCTTGTGAGCTTCTGGATCTCTATGTCATCGGGTACGGCTCCGTAACCAGAAGAACCCATTAGCGCCTCTTCTTCTTGCCTGCGGGGGTTTTCCTGAACGCTACGCCCATTTTCTTTAGGTTTAGTTTACCTGATCGCAACCTAAAGCGAGGTTTGTTTGAATTCGCTTTAACAAACTTATTCCAAGCTGAAAGTTGACGTTTACGCCTGGGTTTAGTGGGCTGAACTCTAGTACCTGACGCAACAAAAGAAGTCATACCCGTACCTTCTAGCTTACGTCCACAATCA